GTTTTCATCTTTTTTTGGTTTTTAATTAGTGTTTTAATATGTAGTAAATATACAACTTAATAACATATTAAAGTGTTAAAGAAATGTTAAAAAGTGTTAAAGTTTAAGTAGTGATAAAATCATACCAATTTATAAGAATAAAATCATATTAAAAAATTCACTATTTTAGCCAATAAAAGCCAATAGAACAAACCTAAGGCAGTTTTAAATTATAATCATATGAAGTATCGAAAAAAGAAAAAAACAACGTCTCGCTCCTTGAAAGTAAGAAAACCAAAACAAAAAAAAAGAATAAACAAAAGATCATAACAGAGAGAGAAGAAACAATATAAGACAAGACAAGAAATAATAAATACTTAAATTAATTCAATTAATATTCTGTTAAACAAATTTAACACCTGTTGGAAATGTTAAAATCCATTAAAATTTAGAGAATGACGAAAAAACGCAAACGAAAAAACAAAACCTCCGAGATCATCAGTGTTGGTAGTGTAGATATATCAATGCCAGTAAATATAGAGGAGCAACACCGCCAAATAATAGATGAGTACTTTAGCAACGGTTTCAATAAAAGCAGAGCAGTCTTGACAGTTATGCCTAATATAAAGGTGCAGTCTAGTGCTGGATCCTTGTTTATAGCAATAAGCAAAAAGCCTGAAGTACAGAAGTACATAGCACAAAGACAGTTGGAACTCAGAGAGGCCTGTAATATAGTACCCGAAATGTTGGTCAATGAGCATATGAATCACGCCTTTAGTGATATAACCGTATTTATGTTAAAGACCAAAGAGGAAATCGCTCAATTACCTAGTCCTATCCGCAGACAAATAGCGAGTTACGAAGAAACCGAAACAACTGTAACAGATAGGAAAGGAAACGAGGTAACAACCAATAAAATAAAAGTACGATTAAAGGATAGCAGAGATGCATTAAAGGATCTTTCTAAGTTTATTGGCTTATATGAGGCTCACAATAAACAAAAGGCGAAACCCTTAGATATTACTAAGCTAGATAAGAACGTACTGAAAGCCTTGTTAGTACTTAAAGAGCAGCAACCTAATAAAACTATTGATGTGTAGGGTTCTCTTGGCTTTTATTATACTACTTTTCAAGGTGCGAACGTCTTGTATATTAGCTTGTTAGTGATATACACCCCTTAATTGACAGATAAAAGACTAATCCTATTTGATACCCCCCCCTTAAAATATTTGCATAGGCAACTTCTACCCTCCACAAATTTTTTTTTATTTTTTATCCATACGGTGGTGAAGGTTACCTAAAGTACACAATTGGAGTATAAAAGTTTCATATAAATCACATTTAGTTTATTTTGGTTGTATTTTTGGTATAAATTGTGGTAAAATAGGTGTTTTTTGGTGTTTGTACGGTGTGCATAGTTGTATTATTAATACATTTGTTGTATATTTGTCTTGATAAGTATTTATTTTGAATTAATTATTAATATTGGTTGGTGTCTGTTTTGCTGGCTAGGTGTCGACAAACGCAAATAAAGGAACAGGCAATTTATCGTATGCACCTCTGATTTAAGTGTCTTGAACAACACCAATTGATATTATTAAATTACGTAAATTATGAACAACGACACTGAATGGCAAAAAAGAGAGATTCAAGATTAACTAGAGTTGGGGTATCTGGTTACAATAAACCTAAGCGAACTCCAAGTCATCCTAAGAAGTCTCATGTAGTTGTGGCTAAGGTAGGTGATAAAGTTAAGACTATACGTTTTGGTCAGCAAGGCGCAAAGACTGCTGGAAAGCCAAAGAAGGGTGAGTCCGATGCGATGAAAAAAAAGCGATCAAGTTTTAAGGCTCGTCATGGCAAGAATATAGCAAAAGGAAAAATGAGTGCTGCTTATTGGGCAGATAAAGTAAAATGGTAAATTATGGATGTACAGTTACAATTAGTAAGATATAAGAATATTTTATCAAAGATGGGTATTACGGGTAAGGATATGTCTCAAAGGTTAGGTTTGGGTTATAGTAGTTATCGTCGTGCGACTATGAATAGTGCAAAAGTGTTGCCTCGGTGGGTGATTTCGTTTTTGTATGTGCATGATGAGTTTTCTGAAAAAAAATCGACTGCTACGCAGTAATACTTTTAAGTATGCTGAAAAAATGTTTGATTACAAAAGTGAACTAATATGAGTAATAGAGCGACTTTTACAGAGGTTAGGCTTGGAATAATGGGAGGCTACATACACGCTGTAACGTGGCAAATAGTAGATACTCGCCAAGTGGCTCTGTTACTTATATAAAAATTGAACCATATAATTTATGCTAGACGGATTAAACAATAGTGATTTAGAGAGTTTACAAGGAGACTTAAATTCTTTAACTCCTTTGGATATTAAAATTGAAATGTTTCGTCAAGGAGATTTTGATTTTATAGTAGAGGGGATTGCTGATAATTCAGAGGGCGATTGGGAAATAGGGGATTTTACTAGGCATTTAAAACAAGAGGAGGCTTTAAAAATACTTACTGATAATTTTTTTAATGAATTTTTATATGGAGGTGCTGCTGGTGGTGCTAAAACATGGACAGGCTGTTGTTGGCTTGCTTTTAGTGCTTTAGCTTATCCTGATACTAACTGGTTTGTTGCAAGGAACGAATTAAAAGATTTACTAGGTTCTGTTATGAAAACTTTTTATAAGGTTTTTAAATATCATGGAATTACAGATTATAAATTTAATGCTCAAAAGAATTTTATAGAGTTCCCTAATGGTAGCGTTATTAACTTAATTGAAATTAAATACAAGCCAGCCGATCCTATGTTTGAGGATTTAGGTTCTTTTGAATATACAGGCGGATGGATAGAAGAAGTAGGAGAAATTCATCAAAAAGCTGTAAGTGTTTTAGGCACACGTATTGGTCGTTACAATAATAGCAAGTATGGACTTTCTAGGAAATTGTTTATGACTTGTAACCCGAAAAGAAATTGGGCTAAAATCATGTTTTATGACAAGCACATGGATAAAAGTCTTTACCAAGACAACAAAATATTACTTCCTAATGGAAGAAAAAGACCCCAAAGAATTTATCTTAACTGTTTAGTTACTGAAAATCCTTTTATTGAACAAGAGTACATTGATAGTTTATATTCTAAAGCATCTGAGGATAAGCCTACTTACGAAAGATTATTTAAAGGTAATTGGGATTATGAAGATAATCCTAATCAATTATGCGAACAAGAATGTATTGATAATGTATTTGATAATTTTCACGTTAAAGAAGGTAAAACTTATATTACAGCAGATATAGCACTAGAGGGTAGTGATTTATTTGTAATATTTGTATGGAAAGGGTGGAAAGTTGTCAAAGTTCTAACAAGACAAGTTACACAATCGGCAGAAATAGTAAGTGATTTAAGATACTTGCAAAATGAATACAGAGTTAGTGGAACTAGGACAATGATAGACGGAGATGGAATAGGAGCGATGCTAAAAGGACAAGTAAAGGCAAAATTCTTTAGAAATGGAGGAAGAGTAGTAAAAACAGGCGTTTACACCTCTAATTACAGAAATATTAGTGTTCAATGTTTGTACTATTTGGCTCGTGAAATAGTAAACAACGACCAAATGTGGATTGCTGATGAAGGTTTAACTAGGGATCAGAAAAAAAGAATAAAAGACGAACTATCTCAAATTATAAGAGTTCCTAATAAGCAAGATTTTTCTAAATTAGATACAAAATCAAAAGGAGAAATAAAATCTGATTTAGGATTTTCTCCTGACTTTTTAGACTGTATGAAAATGAGAGTTTGGTTTGATTTAAAGAAAGAAATTGACTTAACGTGCCGCATTAATTAGATAATATTATAAATATTAATATTTTATACTATATTTGTTAAATAATTACCTAAAATAAATGTCTAAGGAATTTATCCAAGAAAAAAGAAGTAATGAAAGTCTTGCAAAAGCAGTAAGACAATATAGACAACTTTCATATTTAACTATTTCTAAAATTTCTGATGATTTCGACCATCAGTATTTTAAAGACTACATACAAAGAAAGCATTATACAGATGACATTTTTTTAAATTGGGTAAAAGGTACTTTAAAAGATGCAAACTTTTTAAGTTTTGCTAAATACTTTCAAAATCCTAACCCTTCCGCTTCTTTAATCCAAAGCAAGGTAAAAGAGCCTTTATCAAGAGTGTTTTTTTCTGGAGATAGCCATTTTAACTACGTTGTAAAAGGTAAATTAGAAAAATGCCCTTACGAATTAGAGGATTCTTTTGAAAATGAACTTTTAAATGCAGTGCTTTTTAATTACAATGATATTATAGTACATGATTTATCAGATACAAATAAGCCTTTTAGAGAAATTGTAAGTATAGACAAGGTTGTTTCAATAGAAATGGACAAAAATAAAATAAAAAGGATAGCTTATACTGCTAAAGCGACTATTAATTCAGAGGTTGTATATGGATATGCTTACCTAGACGAAACTAAATATCAATTCTATAATAAAGAAATAAAATTATTGTCTAGTAATGATCACGACTTAGGTTTTTGTCCTGCAAATTTTGTTGTTGAAAAAGGGTTTGACGGAGATCCAATTGCAAAAGAATCATTTTTTAGTTATTTAAAAGGAGATTTAATACAATATTGCTTTTTAAAAACGATACAACGTATGGTTGATGTTAATGGTACTACTCCAATAACAGTAAGACCAAAGACAACAAACATAACTCAAGCATCTGACGATTTTGACAACAGAGACGGTTCGCCTATGTCTGTAGATAAAATTGGTAGTCAAGTTCCCAAAGAAATGAGACAAACAAAGTCTGGGGGTAATAAAGGTGGTATTTTACAAGCTGGAACAGATATTGAAGTTCCCGTACATATAAAAGAAGATGGAAGTGTAGATATGGATTTTATCAAAAATCTATTAACTTTTCATTATACACCAGTAGAGGCTTTAAAAAACTTAGAAGATAGAATAAAAAAATTAGAGAATGCTATTTTAACATCAGCAATAGGAGATGCTTCTGAAGGTAAATCACCCGAAGGATCAAAAAGTGATAGCGAAATACGTTCAGTGACAGTAGTATCTAAACAAGACAAATTAAGAGCTTTGTCTAATGCAATGACTTATTCTAAAACTATAAGCGATAAAACAATGTTAGCACTAGCCTACGGAAAGGAAAATGTTAAAGTCGATTTGTTTTATGGTAGTGATTTTTTCTTGGAAACAGAAAAAGAGTTGTACGATTTATTTCATAAAGCACCTAATAGCGTAGAACGAACAAACATACTAATGAGGTTATCTCAACGTAGAAGTATGTTTAATAAAATGAAGTATAATAGAGAGTTTATACTTTATAAGTTGATGCCTTATTCTAGTGATGTTGATTTTGACAAAGCATTAGCAAGAGAAAATATTGTATCTAACGAAATATTTATCTTTCAGACACAATTTAATTATTGGATTGGTAAATTTGAATCTCAATATGGCGATATAGTTATTTTTTGGGACAACTTAGGTGTATCTAAAGAGAGTGAAAAAATCATTTACATTAATGATTTAATTATAAATTTAATATTAAAACAAAATGGCGGTAAAGAAACCAACAATTAGTTTAAGGGTCTATAAAGGCTCAGAAGTTTATTACGACAAAGACGGAAATGTAATAAACGAAAATCAAATTATCACACTTACACATGATACATTATCATGGAGATTATTTTTGCAACACATCACAAGACATGGCTATGCTGCGGTAGATGTTGAAAGAGCTTATTTTTCAGAATTTGAAGATGGTAAAGAAAAAATTGAAGAAATTAAAGAATTAAAAACTTATCAAAATGAGGTAGAAAAAGCATTTAATATAATTGAAGATGTTGCTTTGACACCCGAACAGTTAAGAATACAGGAATTAGAAGCTAAAAATGCTGAATTTCAAGAAAAATTAGATTCTTTAATAACTTCTAAAGTAGAAAGTGCTACAAAAGCACCTAAAAAATCAACTACTGAAAAAACAAAAATTCAACTTTTAAGGGCTGAATATTATGAATTAGCAAGTAAAAGATGCGCTCCATCATGGGATGAGGCTACATTAGAATTAAAAATTAACGAATTAAAAGCATAAAAGATTATGGCACTTTCAGAAGAATTTATTAAAGAAAATAGTTTAGATTTAGAAATGGCGAAAAAAATTGATGGATATTATTCATCAAACGTAATTCCAGGATTAAAAAAATCTTGGGATGGAAAAGCAAATACAGATGCAGAAGGAATTTTAACAGGAGCGTCTAAATACGCTGCTGAAAAGTTCGGAATTTCAGCAGAAAGAGAACAAGGAGAGAAATTTGCTGATTACCTAAATAGAGTTTCAGATTTATCTTTACAATCTAAAATAGATGCTTTTAAATCAAAGGAATTAGAATTAGAAACTAAGTTAAAGAACTTTAAAGGTGATGATGAATTAAAAACTCAATTAGATCAATTTAAAGACAAAAACGATGTTCTTTTGCAAAAAATTGCTAAATTAGAACCATTAGAGGGCTTTGATGAAAAATATAAAAGCACATCTAACGAATTAAAACAATTGAAATTAAGTGTTGCATTTGATCGTGTAAAGCCTAATTTTCCAGATACAGTAAACAAGTATGAATCTAATGCTAAGTGGTCAGAATTTGAAAATTCGGTATTGAAAGGACATAATATCGAAATTATTGACAATATATCTTATGCAGTAGACATTGACAATCCACATAAAAAAGTAAAGCTGTCAGAATTAGTGGATGCAGATAGCACAATTAAAGAATTACTACAAGGAAGGCAACAACAAGGTAGTGGTGCAAGAAGCGTTAACTCTAAAAAAGTAGATGGAATACCTTTTAATGTTCCCCAAAACGCAAGTTCAGAAGAGTTAACTAAATTAGTTCAAGACCATTTAACAAAGACGTTAAAATTAAGTAGCCCTGTTCAAATACCATCAGAAACATTTTTAGAAATGTACACTAAGGTAAGACAAGCGTCTAATTCTGTAGTATAGAAAAAAAAGCGAAAGAACGCAAATTATTAAATATTTTAACTTAAAAATTTAACAATGAGTTACATTAATCCAACGGTGTGGAATGACATACAGTCAACAAACGCCTCAAATGAAAAAAGATTTGCGGAACTAGGTATTATAAATACAGTGAAAGCAAGTACAGCAGGGGTAGATTATATTTTACCTTCTGAAAAACAAGCTCTTAGTGAATTATCATCATTAAGAGACATTCAAATACCAGTAATTAAAGACCAAACGGTTCAAGTAGTTACAAGTCCAAGTTT